AAGGTGGTGGTTCAGGTGGTTCTGGTAACAGTGGCGGAATGGCGAACAATCCTTGGTCACATGAAAATTGGAACTTGACTGCCCAAGGTCGCTATTATCAGGAACACGGTGCTGAAAAAGCAAATCGTATGGCTGCTGCAGCAGGTACGACAGTTGGCGGACAAAAACCGAAACCAAAAAATTAATTTGTAGAAGGCACAAGTCTTGCTAAGTTGGTGAAGTATTCATTAACTAAAGGCGGTGATCCAAAATCTGGAAGGGCGGCGATCAAATAATCACTGATCGCCGTTTTTTTCGTGTTTAATTTACATCACTGTGCTATTTTAGGCACATTTCTTGTTTACAATCCCTTTTTGATACAGTACATTCAGCCATGATCAATCACGATAGTTCCGGCGTGACCTATCTTGTTTGTGTTTCACCCTTAAATCTTTTGGTTTTTTTAATTGAGGTAAAAACAATGGCTGACGCTAATTTCAACACCCTTGTTAGCGATGTAGTTACGCCGGAAGTCTTCACACCATACGTTCAGCAAATGACTGAACAAAAGTCACGGCTGATTCAATCTGGTGCGCTTGCTCGGAATGCGCTTTTGGATCAAAACCTTGCAGGTGGTGGTTTGACTTTTAACGTTCCGTCATGGCGTGATCTGGACAACGACGAAGAAAACGTTTCCAGTGACGAAACCGCTGATCATTTCAATCTTAATACGACCGGCACCAACCCAGTCGACGTCATTCTTGGCACTGGCGCTTCAGGCTTGGCTATCACTGACAGCCGTCCTAAAGCAACCGATTCTGACCAAGAAGTTCAAGTTCGGCTTTCCCGAAACAACTCTTGGGCTTCTGCTGACTTGGCTGCTGCTTTGGCCGGTTCTGATCCTATGGATTCCATTGCAAGCCGTGTTGCCGATTACTGGGCACGGCGTCTTCAGGCTGCTTTTATCGCCACGATAAACGGTGTGTCGAAAGACAATGGTGCAAACGATTCCGGCGATTACGCCAACGAAATTGTTGGTGCATCTTTCGTTAACGGTGTTACAAACTTCAGTGCTGAAGCAGCTTTGGACGCCTTGGTTACGATGGGTGACAGCCAAGAAGATCTTGGAATGATTATGGTTCACTCTATCGTCTACAACCGTATGCAGAAGCAAAACCTTATTGATTTTATCCCTGATGCGCGTGGGGAAGTTGATATCCCAACTTTCCTTGGACGTATGGTTATTGTCGATGACGGTATGCCTTCTGGCACCGGTGTTGTCCGTGCCGATGGTTCTGCCGGTGTTTCTGGCATGTATGAAACTTGGTTCTTTGGTGCTGGTGCTGTTCAACTTGGTGTAGGTGCACCTAAAGTTCCAACGGCAATCACACGTGAAGAACAAGCTGGTAACGGCGGCGGTCAAGAAGTGCTGTATAACCGGGTTGAATGGTGTATTCACCCTGTTGGTCACGCTTACACCGGCACTGCACCGAAAGGTGGACCGGCAAACGCTGCTACAACCAACAACCTCAACATTGCTACTTCATGGGACCGTGTATTCCCTGAACGTAAGCAAATCAAGTTTGCGCGGCTGATCTCACGGGAAGCATAAGGGGCAAGCTAGGAAAAAGGGGAAATGAATCCCCTTTTTCCAACTTTCCCGTGCGTCAAACTCTAAAAAGTAGGAAGAAACCAGAATGGATATTGTTGCTGCACTCGATTTACTAGACCATGAAAACGATGATCATTGGACGGAAGAAGGTCTTCCCCGTGTCGATGTGGTCAATGATCTGCTTGGTGGTGATGAACAAGTTACCCGCCAGGACATCAAAGAAGCTGCACCAAAATTTATGCGGCTGAAGTCGACTGAAACCGTGAACAATGAAGACGATGATCTTGAAGATTTGACTGAAGGCAAGGAAACAACTTCTGCTGCTGTCGAAGTCGGTGAAAAGACGATCGGTGTCGATGAAGAAGTTGACATCATGAATACGCCGGTAAGTGAAATCATCCAGTGTCCGAAATTGACTGCCCTTGGGCTTGAACGTCTTCATGTTGAAATCATGAAATTGACCAGACAGAAAGATCAAATTGGTCGCGACATCGATCAACTTTCTGCCCAAGTTCAGTTGCTGGATAGTGCGAATCAAATCCATAATCGCAACAAACAAGTAAGTAACAACGAAATTCAACAGTATTTGGATTCCCAACGGAAGGCGCGTGAAGCTGCTGCAGTTCGTGCACAGCGTTTTATTGATGCCGGAACCACTGCAGGTGATGTTGCAAATCTGTTGGATGGACGTTCTGAATTGGATAAAGCAAGGTCTTCTGCAGCCAAAAATAAACGTGGCCGCACCGCTAAGGTTTAACGAACTTGGCTTTTGTTCAGTTCTGGTGTACAAAATAGGAAGTGTTTAAACTGAAAGGACTGTTCTAAAATGGCTAAAGGTCTTCCACGTTCACTGAGTCGAGGTGCTGCACAAGATCGACCTGTGATCAAACAACGTCTTACTATCAGCGAAACTGTTACGGTTACTGCAGTTAGTACAGCGATCGGTTTTGGTTCTGCTGTAATCAGCGATTTCGAAGAAGGAAATGTTCTTCTGCTTGGTTGTGTTGCAACCTTGGCCTTTGCCGGTTCAGGTTCTGATGCTAATCTTGCTGATGATTGGTCTGGTGATTTTGGTATCGGTTCAACACCAGCTTCTGATGCAACTATCACTGGTGCTGATGTTGATATTTTAGCTTCACAGGCACTTGATACAGCTTCTTCTGAAGCTCATGCAAGCGCACGCTATGCTGATCCAGGTGTTGCAATTATTGATAACACTGATGGTTCTGCTGAAATGAACTTGAACCTGTTGATCGACGCTGCTGACATCACTGACGATGAAAGTGTTGATATTACCGTTACCGGCTATGTTGATATTGTATATACGATGATCGGCGACGACTAAGTTTTAAGTTTGCCAAAGTGAAATTAATTTAACGGCGGCGTTCAATATTGTTCGTCGCCTTTTGTGTGGATGAAATGGCTGTTTTTTCAAAAAGGCGACATGGTGTAAGAGGGGCTAGAGGTCAAGCTTTAGCCTTCTACAATAGAAGTCGAAGAAATAGTTTATATGATCCAACATTTGAATTGTTTCGAACACATAATTTCTTAGCATCTGGAAACCCAATTGATACCGACGCAGCATTTCCAGGTACACGACTCGAAGGTATAACTTTTGGAATTGACATAACACGAACTGGTTCATCTTCAAACGGAATATTGTTTGAATTTGGTGATAGTTCGCGTGGCTGTGCTGCTGCTATAGATGGTGCCGATATAATTTTTGCTGTCGGTGAAAACGCTGCAAGTGATAATGGTGTCACTCTTACAGCTTCAAATGTAATTTTAGCTGAAGATCAACTTTATAGGTTGGTTTTTGCGACACTTCCAGGAACCGGTGGTGCAGTTATATGGGTGAACGGCAGACTTGTTTCCTTTGGGCAATCTGTTAATCAGAATTTTAATGGTTCATGGAGCGGTGATGCTGATGGTGCGATAGGTGATGTTGAAGGTACTGTAACAGATAGAATTCCTGCACCACAAAGGGTTTCACTTGCTGAATGTGATATAAACGGCTATCTTAATGTTTTCAATAAACAGTTGCCAAGACAATTTGTAAGTCTTGAAGCTGCTGTTGCCGGTGGTGATGCAGGTTCACCAATAGGACTACTTTTAGCATTAACGAAAGCGAGTTAATAAAATGGCTGATAATATTGCTGTAACTGAAGGATCAGGCAAGTCAGTTCGTACTGATGATGTTGGCGGTCAACAGGTTCAGATCATTAAACAAGCTATTGGTGGTGATGGCGTTGCAGTTGACGTTGTCGCTGGTGCAGGTGCTGTAGATACTGGTACACAGCGAGTGACTTTAGCTAGTGATGATCCTGGTGTAGCAGCATTACAAGAAATTGTCGGGTATGACGAATATGAAACTGTGGCTGCGTCGCAGGACCAGACCCTTGGTGCGACTGGTGCGACCGGGGATTATCTTTCTGGGGTATTGATTGTTCCTGCTACAACTTCACCTGGATCTGTAACTATTGAAGATGATACTACCGCCATCACTATTTTTACAGGTGGTACTGACAGTGTTTCTAATCTTGTTCCGTTTTTTGTACCTCTAGGGATGAAAAGTGCTAGTGGTGCTTGGTCTGTGCAAACAGGGGCTAATGTTTCAGCTATTGCTGTAGGGAACTTTACTTAATGAATAAGTTTACACCATGGATGAAGCGCTGGTACGTACCCAGCGCCGCAGCGCTACAGGTAGATGCTGGTGGTGCTGCATTTTTGCCTACAGATTTATCCAATCTTTTATTGTGGCTTGACGCATCGGACGCGTCTACGATAACTGAGACATTAGGCGCTGTCAGCCAATGGGATGATAAATCTGGTAACGGGAACCATGTTACACAGGCAACCAGTAGCCAGCAGCCTACTACTAATTCTGTAACAATAGGCGGCGTAAATGCTATTAATTTCGATGGTAATGATTTTTTAAGGAGAGCTGATTCTTTAGGATTAACGGGGAACCCAGCCATAACTGTATTAACTGTAGTGCGGCCAGATACATCTGGAGAGCAGCGTATGTTAATGATTGGGAACCAAAGCCCCGGAAACGGTATAGCGTATAGTTGGACAGACAATAGCTTACGGTTTAATGATGGTAATGTTGTATGGGATACGGCGTCTAATAATGCCAGTAATGAGTATTGTATTTTATGGACTAGACCTGCTGGCACTACTTACTATGCTAGCGGAGTTAATTGTTACGAAGGCGGGGGTACGCCGCTATCCAAAACTGGTGGGGTTAATGAAATTGATACATTAAACATGATTAATACAGAAACATCAATTGGTTTAGGGGTTGCGCAGGGTGGTGCATTTCAATCTTACATTACTGGGCCTATAGGAGAAATTATGATATATAATTCGGTGCCAGCAACAGCAGATCTAAATCAACTTGGGGCCTACGAGAATTCAAAATGGGCTGTTCCGTGGAGTGACATCTAATGAATAAATATTACCAATGCAATAACAAAGCAGAAGCAGACGCGCTCAACGCGCAGATCTTTGAGGACTTAAAGACAATAGCTCAGGCTCAGGGGTATCCTGTGGTTAACGGAGAGATTGTTCCTAAGCGTAATGGTATCCCGGACTTTAGCGCACAGCGCACTACAGCATGGGACGTGCCACAAGTAGATCCAAAGGACGATACTAAGTACATGGTGCGGCATCCCGACAAGCTCTCAGGGTTGCAAGTTTTAAAGCCGGGCCACGCTACAAAGTACATAGATGACATTACGTCTAAGATTAGCAATAGAGAAGTAACTCGTACTGCGAAGGACTTTGAAGAATTACGCAAAATTGGCGGTGGAAATTACTTAAATGATGTACTAAAGGATGTGGCCGAAATAGAAGTTCAACGCACCTTTGAAGGTGGTAAAGATTTAATAAAATGACTTTTTTAGTTGAAGACGGTACAGGTTTGATTGAAGCAAATAGCTATGTAACGACATCGTTCATAGATACATATCTTGCTGACCGTGGCAGATCAACTGAAAATACATGGTCAACTGCAACAACTGCAGTAAAGCAGGCGAACGCTATTGCTGGAACTGATTATATTGAACAAGCATTTCGCGATCGATTTAAAGGTGTCAAGAAATGGCGTTGGAACAATCAAGCACGTGCAACACTGACATTTACACAGCAACCTGCTGACACTGAAACAGTTGTTGTTGGTTCGGTTACCTACACCTTCAACACTGTCTTGGGCGGTGCTAATTCTGTTTTAATAGGTGATTCGATCACTGAAAGTCTTCGCAATCTTACTTATGCAATTAATGCTTCAGGTGGTATTGAAGGTACCAATTATGGTACAGGAACTGTTCAGAATACTGATGCAGGTGCTATTGAACATGAAGGCTTTGCAGTCATGGTTTTTGCACGTGAAGGTGGTCCTGATGGAAATTCTATTGCATCAACGACCACTGTGACAGGTGCAACCTGGAATAATGCAACACTGTTCGGCGGTGTTGATAATCCAGCACCACAAAGGTTATCATTCCCAAGAACAAGCCTTTATGATCGTGATGGAACCTTGATCCAAGGTGTTCCACTGCTATTGAAACAAGCTGCTGCAGAATATTCTGTTCGTGCAAAAGGTGCTATCCTTCTTCCTGACCCTACAGTTGACGGTTCAGGTCGCGCTGTAAAGCGACAAAAGATTGGACCTATCGAAACCGAATATGTTGACGGTTCAGCAATTGTTAATTTGATTAAACCTTATCCGGCTGCTGATCGTCTTCTTGTCGAATTCCTTAAGCCAAAAGGTGTCATTCGTGGTTGATTATACATCTTTAGCGGACTCAGCTAGATCAGTTATTGAGGGTGTTACAGGTCGATCAATAACTTTAGTGAAGCTTGATCAAACACCTAGTGACAGTTCTAAACCTTGGCGCGGGGATGCCGATTCACGTGCCAATCCAGTTGCTGAATCAATTCAAACAGGTATTTTTGTTCAAATATCTTCAGCCCAACAACTTGGGCTTCGTAATATTAATGAAGAATTAGTTAAAAGATCTGATCAAGTTGTTCTTTTCGCACCTGGATCAACTGAAACACTTGATTTCACTGAATTCGATGAAATACATGACAGCGATAACACCATCTGGAAGATCACGTTTATGGAAGTTCTGAAGCCGGGTGAAATTCCCCTTCTGTATTATGCCGGTGTGAAAAAATGAGTTTAACTTTTACTGAAGCGCGTGACGAAATCCTAACTCTTTTCAAGACTGCTTGGGATATCGGAGCAAGCGGAATTCCACTTTATTATTGGGATGTTCCACATGATCCACCATCAGCCGATGATTGGGCGAGGATCACTGTTCGACATGCTACAGGTGGAAATGACGCAATTGGTAACAGATTATTCTTTCGAACAGGTTTAGTTACAATTCAATTGTTTACCAAGTACGGAGAAGGATTGACCCAAAACGATACACTTGCTAAAGTGGCTGTTGAAGCTTTCCAGGGTCAACACACTGCAGGTGGTGTCTGGTTTCGAAACGTGCGTTTAAATGAGATCGGTATCGACGGAAAATGGTTTAATTCCAACGTTCTTGCCGATTTCGAATATAATCAGGTGATTTAAAATGGCTGAAGCTAATAAAATTGACAGTAATAATACCGGTCTTCGTATCGCTGAAGAATCATCTTTAGCGACACTTCCAGGTTCACCGGTTTGGTACGATTTAGAACCGAATTCATATAATGATTTCGGTGGTCAGTTGACCTTGGTAGCGCGAAACCCGATCAGTAATACACGGCAACGTAAGAAAGGTGTTATCACCGATCTTGACGCTTCAGGTGGTTTCAACCAAGACCTGACTTTCACTAATTTATCTTTCTTGATGCCTGGAATTTTCTTGGCTTCTAAGTCAACCAAAACTTTTAAAGTTTCTGACGGAACCGGTTCAGGTGGACCTTCACCAATTGAATCAATTGGTTCGTCTGATGATATTGTTTTCGATGTTGATATGTCAGCGTTGATTTATGCTGGTGACCTTATTTGGTTGGAAGGTTTTGCTAATTCAGGCAATAATGGTTTGAAATCTGTTGCTTCAGTTTCAACCGATACTGTGACTGTGAATGAAACTTTGACTGCTGAAGCAACTGCACCGTCCGGCGCTTCATGTCTGGTCGTTGGTTTCGAGCACGGTTCAGGTGACGCTGCAATTGCTAAATCCGCCAATCAACTTCCTACACTGACTGATTCAACAAAGAACTTGACACAACTTGGTCTTGTTCCAGGGGAATTCATTTTTGTTGGTGGTGATGACACCGGTGCTTCAGGTGACGCTTTCAATGCTGCGCATAACAATGGTTGGTGCCGTGTGCAAGCTGTCACAGCGAATGCTATCACGTTTGATAAAACATCAGGCGGCGCTGATGGTGAAACCGAAATGGTCACTGAAGCCGGTGGTTCAAAAACCATTCGGTTGTTCTTTGGCAATCGTTTGAAAAACGTAGGTTCAACTGATTCGTTGTTCGATCGCAAAACATATACGCTTGAACGTAAATTGGATGAAGCCAATCCAACTTCGAATCCAGGCGAAATTCAATCTGAAGCCTTGCAAGGTGCAATGGCAAATGAATTCGCTTTGAATGTGACGCAAGCTGACAAAGTAACTTGTGATTGGACCTTTATTGCAACAGCAAATGTTCAGCGCGATGGTTCTTCAGGTTCTGAACCTTTGTCTGACAGCGGCTCTGTTCAAACGATCGAGGAAGCTACGGCTTATAATACTTCGTCTGATATTCAAATCAAGATGGCTGAAGTTCGACCGACACAAGGTGGTTCTGCTGAATTGGCTGCACCAATTCCGTTGTTTGCTTATGTTACGGAAATGACTTTGAACGTTAACAACAATGGTCAGCCGAACAAAGCTGTCAGTGTACTTGGTGCATTCGATGTCACTGCTGGTACGTTCGAAGTTTCTGGTTCAATTACAGCTTATTTTGCAGACATCGCGTCTGTGGTCGCTGTTCGGAACAACACTGACGTTACCCTTGATATGAAAATGGTCAAGGATTTTGGAACTGGTACGCTTTCACGGAAAGCTGGAATCGTCATCGACGTTCCTTTGATTGCCTTGGGCGATGGTCGTTTATCAGTTGAACAAGACGAAGCTGTGACCCTGCCTTTGACTACTGATGCGGCTGAATATACGCCATTCGGTCACACTCTGATGTTCCAGGAATTCACGTATTTGCCTGATGCGGCTGACGTTTAATTCTTGAAAAATATGTCGAATA